TGCGGTGGCGGTGGTGTCGAGCCCCCGCAGCCTCCCTTCGAGTTTCTGGATCTCGGCGCCGTACCGCTGAAACTCGCGGCTGCCGATCTTGGCCTGCTCCTGCAGCCCACGGAATGCGCCGATGCTGCTGCGGATCCCGGCGATGGTGTTGTCGTTGGCGCGGGCGAACTGAAACGTGGCCGCCCGCAAGGTGCTGATCTCACGTGCCGTGGTCTGGCTGTTCTTGCCCAGATCCTGCAGCGACTTCTTCACCCGGTCGATATTCCCGCCGCCCTTCACCTCGGCCGAGAGCCGGATGGCGGTATCCAGGCTCATCCGGGCCATGCTCTATTCGGCTGCCATTCCTGAGATCAGCCTACGGATCCGCCCTCATCACCCCCAAGAACTCCCGTTCCACCAACCGCAGATCCTCCAGCAGCCACAGCCGATCGCTGCGCTTCACGCCCTCATCCTTGGCCCACAGGAAGAACACTTGATAGTCCAGCCCCACAGGGCCATTCATCCCCATCCGCCACTGGGTCTGCAGCTTCATAAACCACCCCATCGCCTCGCCGTTCTCCGCCAGCAGGCCGAACGTTTCCGGTCGCTGCTCTACCTCAGGCACCGCTAGGCCGAACACCGCTGCAGCATCAGCCGCATCCTTGCCATCGTCGGCTGGGTCACCCTTCGCGGCAGCGGCGAGGAACCGCGCCGCGTCTATGAGTTTTTTGCGCGGAACCCTCCGACCTTCGCGGCGGCCTTCTCAGACGGCTGGCCCAGGCTCTCTAGCCAGGCCTTGAAGATCGCAGCGCTGGCGCCCTGCACACGGTAGAGCTGGGCCTTGGTGGCGTCGTTAAACTCGATCGGCTCGCCATCCTCGCCCACCACCTCATCACCCCAGCCGCAGAGCACCTCATCAGCCAGGTCCTGATAAGTGCAGGGCAGCGGGTCACTCAGCGAGGCATCCTCATCCTTGGCGTAGCCCTGCAGCACCTCGATGCGCTTGCGCATCGCCACCAACATCTGATTGTGCTGATCCTGCAGCGCCTGCGCGTCCTGCTCATCGAGCACGCTGAAATGAGCGGTGAACTTGTAGGGCTTCTTGACTCCACCTTTGGCCGGCAGGTCAACACTCACCGGCCACTCGATATGGTCGGGCTGAAACAGGTGGAACATGGCGAATCAGAAAAAGATCAGGCGGGTTTCGTCGTTCTGCGTCTTGGGCAGCGCAGTAAACGGGATCTGCAGCATGTCGATCCCATCGGAATCGCTGAACGACAGATCGCCGCTAATCGCAGCCTTCGGGCAGAAGAAGATGGAGCTTTCCGTTGCTGCTGTACCCTGCTGCACCACGAACGGGCCATCGCTGGCGCCGCTGTTGTCAGCGGCAGCAGTGAAGTAGTTTTTGGTCGCAACCGGCGGATTCTCAATCGTCAGCGTTCCATTGGGGTTCGGGCGATCGGTGATACGGGCGTTAGGCTCGCAGTTGATCAGCGAACGGAACGAGGTAGTGAGGCCCCAGTCGAAGGTGAAGCCCTCGGTGCAGGGCCCGTAGCCTTGGAACCGCAGCGCCTTGGTGTGGCGCGGGGTGACGGGCACCGGCTCGGCCTGGTTGCCGTAGGTGAAGCTCTCAGAGCTTTTGGCGGTTGGGGTGACGTACTTGCCGATGCCGGTGATCGTGAAGGTGCCGTAGCTGTTCAGCGGTGAGTTGAGCGCCGGGGAGCCGCGGAAGCCTTCGATGCGGTGCACGTTCTGATCCTTCACCGCCACCAGCGTGCAGCTGGAGCCGTTGCCAAAGGTGCTGATCGGCTGGTACAGCGACAGCGCGGGAATCTTGTAGTTCACTGCGCCGCCGGTGAACGATGCCGTGGACGCCACCACCGTCACCTCTCGGGTGGTGCCGTTGTGGGCCACGATCACGCCCTTGTCGCCGGAGTTGACGCCGCTGGTGATCTCGATCGGGAAACCCACGTAGGCGTCAGTCGCTGGGTTGCTGCCGCCCAGGTCCGCCAGGGTGATGGTGTTGGCGCCGCCTGCAGTGGCCGTGCCGGTGATCTCAGCCGATGCGGCCAGATTCATGCCGGCAGCCAGCAGCAGCGGCGAGAACCGCGGCGCGGTGGCAGCAACACCAGAGCCGCCCCACTCAAAGGTGATGGTGACTGCGACGTGCTCATTGGTGAGCGGTTGACGGTCGGCACCAAGGAATCCCTTGATCAGGTTGCGTTCAACGCGATCACCGGTGATGGGGTTGACCTCCATCGAGATGATTTTGACCGCATCGGATGCACCGATCGCAGAGGCGAGCGTGCCGTATGCGGTTTCCGTCTTGGCCAGCAAGAACGAATTACGGATCAGGAGAGCAGTCATCAGTCCTTGGTGGCAGTCTTGACAGGCTTGGCAAGCTCAGCAGGTTCAACAGGCGCGACGACCTCAGCAGCGGGCACCATCTGACCGCTGGGCAGCATCACGTACTCACCGGACTGGCCGTGATGCTCAAAGAATGAATCTGCCGCCATGAGATGGGGTGAGCTTCCGCACCATCAGGCTATGGAGCCAGATTGATGGCATCGTCACGGGTGCGGTAACGGATCAGGAAGCGATGGCCGATCCATCCAGCTGTGGCATCAGCTGGTTCGTACTGCGGCGCCCAGCCATCAGGCTGCACGTCATGCGCCAGGCCGCCGAGGGTGCGGTCGGCCATCATCCGGGCGTGCAGGTCAACGCCGATCGGATCGGCCAGCTGATCGGGCACATCACCGCGAACGTAGATTTCGATCAGCACCGGCAGCGCCTGATCGAGACGCCCAAGGCTGGCGCCGATGGTGCGTGGTGCGTTGATCGGGTTGTCATCGCCAGGGCTGACGGTGATCGCTGGGGCCTCTGATCTGGAGTAGGCCTGCACCCTGCTGCGGTAGATCCTGCTGCCCACCTGCACCGTGCCAAGCAGTGTGACGGTGGCGATCCTGGTGAGGATCTGTTCCCGGATGCTGGGTGCTGGGTTGGTCATGCCTCAGACTGCGGCATCATCTGAGCGACGAAGCCAGCAGGCAGGTTGAACTGATAGGCCAGCGCCCCGATCTCTCCCAACAACTCAGCAGAGACACCGCCAGCAGCCAGCACACGCTGCCACAAGCCAATGAACAGCCTGGTGTCACCCTTGCTGGCTTCAGACAGGCCGATGCTCAGGCCATTGGCCAGTGCAGTGGGAATGCTGTCGTACAGCTCGGAGATGGCAGGATTAGCTGCCAGCTCAATGCCGAAACTCATCCACTGAGGCTCAGGGGTGTGAGCAGCGTCGTAGCTGGCCTGCTCTTCTGGGGTGGTGTCGCGCAGCGCCCAGTCAATCACCCAGCCGTTTTCACCGAGCACTGGCGGGAGCTGCTCGATGGTTTGCAGGCGACGGTTGTAACCATCGGGCTGAGGGTTGATGGTGACGGGGAAGACGTTGAATGGCGCCAGGTCTTCCGGGGTCGGTTCAGCCGGGAATGAGATGTTGGGGTGTGCCTTGCGAAGCTGCCAGAGGTTGTAGGGGTACTCAGGCTGACCGTCTGCAGTGATGTGGATGTAGTTCATGGGGTGAGTTCCTCCTGTGTGGACAGCTCGGCAACTTGCTCCGCGATCACGTCGCGGATAATGCGAGCGCGAAGCTGCTGGCGGAGTTCTTCGTCAAGGCGAGCCTGTAGATCATCACGGAATGCGAGAAGGTCGTGGTTATCGGCGTGATCGGCATTGATTTTGGCGATGGCCAAGCGGTAGTTGTCGATGTTGATTTGATAGGTGAGCAGTTCTTGGTCGCGGCCTTCAAGGGCGGGGGTGAGGATGGAGAGTTTGTTCATTAGGAGTTCCAGGGGTAGACGGTGATGAGGGAGGAGGCGTGAGCCACTGCAAGAGCATCACCAGCCGGTGAAAATGCAACGCCGTTGCCCTCGCCTGCAGGCAACGTTGCAGGGTTGGTGTATTTCGTGCCGAAGCCTGACGAAGACCACGGATAGGCGGTGATGTAGGGAGAACTTTGATGAGCCACTGCAAGAGCATCACCAGCCGGTGAAAATGCAACGCCGTTGCCGTTGCTTGGAGGCAACGTTGCAGGGTTGGTGTACTTTGTGCCAAATCCTGATACCGACCACGGATAGGCGGTGATGTAGGGAGAACTTTGATGAGCCACTGCAAGAGCATCACCAGCCGGTGAAAATGCAACGCCGTTGCCGTTGCTTGGAGGCAACGTCGCAGGGTTGGTGTACTTTGTGCCAAATCCTGATGCAGACCACGGATAGGCGGTGATGTAGGGGTTGTTGTCATGACCCACTGCAATCGCATCACCAGCGGGGGAGAATGCAACGCCCCTGCCGGTGCCTGTAGGCAACGTCGCAGGGTTGGTGTATTTCGTGCCGAAGCCTGATACCGACCACGGATAGGCGGCGATGTAGGGGGAGGAGATGTGAGCCACTGCAAGAGCATCACCAGCGGGTGAAAATGCAACGCCCGCGCCGGTGCTTGCAGGCAACGTCGCAGGATTGGTGTATTTCGTGCCGAAGCCTGATGTAGACCATGGATAGGCGGTGATGTAGGGGGAGGAGGTGTGAGCCACCGCGATAGAATTACCAGCGGGGGAGAATGCAACGCCCCTGCCGGCGCCTGTAGGCAACGTCGCAGGGTTGGTGTACTTTGTGCCAAATCCTGATGCAGACCACGGATAGGCGGTGATGTAGGAAGAACTTTGATGAGCCACTGCAAGAGCATCACCAGCGGGGGAGAATGCAACGCCGTTGCCCTCGCCTGCAGGCAACGTCGCAGGGTTGGTGTACTTTGTGCCGAAGCCCGGCGGCCCGCCACTATTCGTTGCTGCCAGCAATGCACTACGTCCCAGCATGATCACGCCCTCCCCTTAAGTGGTGCAATCTCAATCGTCGTGCCACCACCAACAACTTCAATGACAACCTTCTCAACCTCGCTGGCAGTGGGTGTCATTGCCGTTCCACCATCCCACTTCACCGTGTAACCACTGTTTCCCGTAAACCATGAAATCGTACCTGATGTATACTGAAAACTCAGCACCCCCCGCCACAAATACCCGCTCGGAATCGTATTAAGATTCGACAGGTTAATTGTAGTTGCCGCTGCAATCGCTGCAGCAGTGACAAACTCATTAGCAGCCTGCACATCCAACGTGTAAACATTGCTTACCGCCGTCACCGTATTCCGCACCTGGCAGGTCGCACCGCCTACCGTCAGTTCCCATCCCGTCACGGCAGCCGTACCCAGGCCCAGCCCTGCAAACTGCGGCGTGCTACTGGTGCCCAAGCTCACATCACCAGCCGTCAACGCTCGGAACGTCGGTGCTGCCGCAGCGCCACTGGCCGGGCCAGCAAACACCGCGCCAACCGCCTGCGTCTGGAATGCACCGGTTAGCGTGCCAGAGATCGTCACCGGGCTGCCAGATACTGAAAACACACTGCTAGGCAGATCCAGCGCAACGCTGGTCACCGTGCCATCAGGGCCAGCAGGAGGCGCCGCAAACGTGCCGTCAGCCCGCAGGAAGGTGCTCGTACCACCACCGCTGGCAGGGACCAATCCAGCAGCAGTGGAGGTGAACAGCGACAGCAGCGACAATGGGATCAGGCCCGAGCTGTCCAGCCTGGCCAGGCCGTTGGCGGTGTTTACCGACAGCTCCAGCCGCCTGGTCCGCGTCCAGTACCCCTGCCCGTCCTGCGTGCTGGTGTCGGTGATCGTCAGCGGCAGGCCCGCTGTCACCGTCACGTTCTGCAGGAACTTGTTATCCGCATAGGTCTTGACCGCAAACTGCGTCGGTGCAGTGTTCCCGTCAGGGGCGCCGGTTGAGGCGATCAGTGAGGTGTTGTTGCTGATCTCCCTGAGCTGCTCGCCAACGGTGCTGATCCCGCCGTTCCGCGAAAATGGCCCGATGAAGTTCAGACCGCTCAGATTGAACTGATCCGTGTTGATCGTGACGCTGCCGGTGGTGCCGTCTACCTCGAACTGGCTGCCAACCTTGAAGTCACCCTTCTCATTCGTGTTGCTGCTATACACCTTGCCATTGTTCGTCTCAACAATCGCATTGGCCGGTACTGGTACACCACCATTCCACGGCAGCGCGTCATAATTCGTGCCCGCACCCACAAACTCAAACGTATGTGAAGGTGCGCTAATCTGCGACCGGTTGCGGAAGTCGAGCACCTGGCCCGCTGTCACCGCATCCTTCAACCCACCATTCAACCCCGAGTAGAACACCACCCGATAACCCGCCCTGGTCGGATCAGTGTTCGCCACCGCAACGCCGCTGGCATTGATCGGCACGCTGCTGGTGACGATGTAGGCGCTCGTTGGGCAGATGAATCGCAGCCCATTCACCGTCACGTTGCCATTGCCGGCAGGCAGGATCGTCTTTACCGTCAGCGTCACCACGCCTGTGGTCTTGTTGTAAACCGCACCGGCCACCCCATAATCCGTGCCGCCGATCGTTGCCGTGCCGCCGCTCACATACTCGTGCTCAGGGCCCGATGGTGATGTCGCTTCGGTATAAGTCAGCACATAATTGCTGACCCTGGTGTAAGCAAACGTCTTAGCCTCAGCCACCTCCGTCGTAGCATTTCGCGGGAACACCAACTGCGGGAACATCAACTGCCCAGCATTCGGGCGTGACGATGAATCACAGATAAACGAAAGTCCCGCCAGCGTCACGCTTGCGCCGATCGTTGGTGCATACCCCGTCGCCGTCAACACCGTCACACCCGTGGACTTGTTGTAGCTGGCACTGGTGATCGGGTAACCAGTCCCACCCACCGTCACCGTGCCGCCACCCACGTACTCGTGGCCGATGGTGCTACTCGCCAGCGTCACCGTGAACGTGCTGCCAGGCGTGCTGCCGCCCCGTGCTGTTACCTGCACCGCATTGCCAGGGCTGCCCAGGCTGCCGGCACTCGGATACTTGATCTGACGCCCCAAGCGGTTGGCACCGAAGCCGATCACATCGAGCTGCGTAGCGCCCTGCCGCACAAACTCATAGGTGCCGCTAGCAGTGCCCGTCACATCCAGCGCACCACCACCCGACGTGGTGCTCACCTGGAACGCATCAGCCGTTAGGCCGCTGCTGATCACAAAGTAAATCGTGTTGGCCGTCAGACCCGTAGGCAGCGTGCCTTGCGTGGCACTGAACACCACCTGATCGCCCGCTGACAGCCCGTGCGCGACGCAGCCGAACACATTGGTCGCCACGTCAATCGTGACCGTCTTCTGCAGCCGCACAGCGCCATAGCCAGCCACTCGCGCACTACCAGTGAACAGCGGCCTGCTGCTGTAGCCATCTGCCATCAGGCCATACACGCCAAAGTCAGTAGTGCCGCCACCACTCAAATTGACCTGGCCGCCACTCTCGGTCCGAACGTGATACGTGCAGAACGTCCCGAAGAAGCTCACCAACTGCGCATAACCATCATTCACCACCAGGCAGCCAGGGCCGCCCAGATTCACCTGCGTATAACTGTCCACCACCATCGACCTGATGGGACTGTTCAACGCACACTTGCCACCATCCACACGGATGCCGCCGCCTGTGTTCCCCGTGCTCTGTGAACCAGCTAGACCACCATCATCCTCAGCCGTAATACTGGTGCAATTCTGGATGTAGGGCGACTTCAGAATGAACGCGCCAAGTCCGACAGCACCACGCGCTGTATTATCCGCCAGCTCATCAAAATCAATCGCCCATGCCTGCCGCGTCTCATCCGCCTGGTGCCCAGCAAACGACACGCCCCAGCACCAGAAACCAGAATCGACCTTGAAAATATCGTTAAACTCCTGCCCGGCTGCACCCTGCACGATCGTGCTGCGCAACCCTGAGCCGAAAATCGTTACGTCATACTTCCAACGAATCGGCAGAATCGACTCCACATACGTGCCCGGTGCAACGAACACCACATCACCCGGCAGCGCAGCCAATGACGCAGCACGCAGCGTGCGCAGTGGCTCAGCATCACTGGTGCCGTTGTTGAAGTCGTTGCCCTCCAGCGAAACGTAAATCTTCCTGCTGTTGCGCAGTTGCGTCACCAGTTGCGCTACAGCAGCAGCAGCAACGCCGACATTCTCCTTGCCCAACAACGCAGCCGCAAGGCCCGTGATCGTGCTAATCGCCTGCTCACCGGTATGCGTCGCTCGGTCGCGCAGCTGTGCATCAGTGGCGTTGGCGGTGGCACCCGCGGCAATCCCCGCCAGCTTCAGCGCCTGCGCAGCCGTCATCGCCCCGCGATTGCTGCTTGCCGCATCAGGCAGCGTCTGCGCAATCTGCAGCGTGCTGCAATCCTTGGTGACACCCGCTACTACATCATCAATCGGTACCCGCTCAGCGCCTGTAAGCGGCCCCGTCGCGTCGGGCAGGCCTGAAATCGTCGTGGGCTGGGTCATGCTTACAGAGTAACGATCGGCTGCTGACTCAATGTCTAAATCGGCGTCGGCTGCGGGCTCAGCAGCTCCAGCACCATCACGCAGAACCGGCCATCAGCCAGACGCAACGGTTCATGCTGCAGCCTGTACGTCAGGCCTTCGTGCTGCACTTGGTCGCCATACTGCAAACCGCCGAACTGATCAGTCCTGACGGTCAGCGCATAGTCCACCGTTACCACGTTGTCATTCATAATGATCTGGCTGGCGCGGTCCATAAACCCCAAACCAACAACGGCCCCAGCAGTGACGCTGGAGCCGAAGTCAGCCAGCAGGAAATCGTCGGGGACTTCCTGGATCATGGTCAGACCGCGTAACGGGCGCCGCCGACTGCCACACAGCTCACGGCAGCCGAGTAGGAGGATGCCAGGCCGGAGAAGGAGATGCGCAGGAAGGGGCGCAGTTCCTCGCGGGCAACCGCCACTTTCTGGGTGCTGGCAGCAGCGGTCAGCTGAGCGAACGCGCCGTTGGGCACGTCGTCATAAGTGCCGCCGACGGTCAGCGAGTGCTGCAGCTTGGCATTGATGGTTCCCGTCGAACTGGTGCCGGCGCTCAGGATGAACAGGGCGTCACCGTCGATGCCCGACAGATCAACGCCGGTGGTGTTGCCGTTGGCGCTGAGGGTCGAGGGAGTGCGGATGTCGAAGGCCTGGAGCTGCTCCAGGTTTCTGAGTTCAATGGCCATTGATCAATCCTCCGGGGTGGGGGTGGGGTCAGGGGTGGAAGTTTTTGCAGAGCGCCGCGGCTTGGGTGGACAGGCCGGGGCGGGCTCAAGTTCGGGCTCTGGCTCGGGCTCTGGCGCAATCGACGCCATGCCCAGCGCCAGCAGCTCGTTAGCTGGGCCTTGAGGAAGGTCAGCCACCTCACCCATGGCGAGGTGGCGACCGTCTGCTCTGCAGTTCGAGAGAATCTGCAGCCTCATAATCAGGTGCCCAGAGCGAACGACTGAGCGCGACGCACTGCTACGTCGAAGTCCTGATGCACGGTCAGGATCACCTGGCCGCTGGCGCTCTGGGTGTAGGGGTCAACCACCACATCCAGGCCGCTCCACATGCCCACCACGCAATCGGCGAAGTTGCCGAACAGAACATCGTTCTGCTGCATCTGGTTGGACACGGTGAACTGGTAACCGTTCACAGTGCCGGCATCGGTCATTATGTAGTCAGAGCCAGCCGAGGATGCCCTCAGGGTCTGCTTCAGGGCGCCGCGCACCACGCTGTTGCCGATGTAGCGCATTGAGCCGGCGTCGAGGTTGTCGATCGCCAGTTCGGTTTCCAGGTCCACGTAGTCGCCCCAGTCACCGCAGTTCAGAGCAGAGCCACCGCCGAGGCTGGCGGGGAAGTCCTTAGCAGTGCCGCCAGCGAAGGTCACCGAGCCAATGCCGGTGGTGTTGATGATGCCCAGCGGCTGGCCGTTGGAACCGGTGCCGTAGCCGATGGTGTAGTCCATGCCCAAGGCCACGGACTCGGCCATGTCGATCCGCACCAGGTTCTCCACGTCGGGGGAGCTCTGGATCATCATCCGGCGGCTGATCGGCACGCGAACGCCGATGGTCCGGGGGATCATGTTCACCAGGCCGAAGGTGAGCTTGCTGTTGGCAACATCAGCATTCTCGCCGACGAAGTAATACTGGCTGGAGCTGAGCTTCTTGGGGATCTCAACGTTACCCTCCAGGCCGGAGAGCATGGTGAGGCCGCTGTTCAAGAAGGCGCTGCGGTTGCGGATCAGATCAATGAACTGTGCATCGAGCCGATCGGTGCCGACCAGTGCACCACCATCGCCGAAGGTGCCGACCACCTGGCCGGGGGTCTCAGCAGCGCGGCTGGAGCCCAGCACTTCCCAGGGGATCAGCACGCCATTGGCAGAGCGGCTGTGCTTGGCCTGGGCGGCACGGGCCACCTCCAGCTCAAAGCCGGCGGCCTCAGCGGTACGGGGGTTGGGGTCGGCCAGATACTGAGCGACACGCAGGAAGCTGTAGCGCTTCACCTCACGCTTGCTCAGGCCCAGCTCAGCGCCGCCGGCATCGTGCACGCGGCCCTCAAAGGGAACCTTGCGCATGCCGATCTGTTCCATCACCACCGCACGGGCGGCATCGATGGAAGCTTCGTCATTGATGAGTTTCTCGACCAGCTCCGGGAGTTGGAACTGGTCACACATGCCGCGGATGGCTGCGACGCGTTCACGCTCGGCCTGCCGGGCGTTCTGCGCCACCTCCTCCACGTTGATCGTTTCAGTGGTCATTGGGATTGGATCGGATGATTCAGTCCGCTCGGCGGTCTGTGCTGTCAGGCTATGGAGGGCCTTGCTAACAGCAGACTTGACCAACTCGGGGTCAATCGTCACGGTCGGCTCTGCCGGCGCGGGGGGCTCCGGGGTGGGCTCAGCAGCAGGCTCAGGCTCAGCCGCCGGCTCATCCATGGCGCGGCCCAGGCCTACGGTCTGGTCGGCGGGGACGGAAACGCTGGAGACCTCCAGGGCCTTCCATCTAGTCACGTAAAAGTCGCCGCTGCGCTCTTCGATGTCGTCAATGCTGTAGGCGAACGAGACGTTTTTCGTAATGCCGGCTTCAATATCGACGCGGCGGCGGTGCTCTTCTGTTCCGCGTTCCGTAGTGTTTGGGCTCCACCGCACCGTGGAGTACAGACGGCGATCGTCACCCAGCCAGGCCTTTTCAACAACGCCCAAGACCTTGTTGGGGTCATGCCCCCAGAGCCATGGCGCGCCGTCGTTCAATCGCGACAGGTCCATGGCGCCTTGCTCATGCACCAGGATCTCGCGGCCGAAGAATCGCTCTACGGGCGCCTCGCTAGAAAACGAGAATGTGAGCGTTTCGTCGGTTTTCTCTTCCAGCTGCATGCCGCCGGGCAGCTCTCGCCGCTGGGGGCCGCGCAGCTTCGTGAGATCTAGGGTGGAATCCAAGGCCAGACAGTCGCTGGCGTCAGGCTATGGACTACCTACGCCGCCAGCGCCAACGGAAGTTGACCCACCACGGCGGCAGGGCAATGGCGTTTAATCTTCCGCCAGCGTTGATCCGTGAACCACGGTTGGCGGCGGTACCAAGCCTCAACCGGCGAGGCTTTCTTGCTGGTGTTGCACGTGGAGCAGGCCGGGATGATGTTGCTCGCCTCATCGAGTCCGCCCTTGGTCAGGGCCAGCACGTGCTCAACGGTCAGCCGTTCGTACCTGCGGTTGCGTTCATGCCCGGCATCCACTCCGCAGAATGCACAGCGGTTGCTCCACAGCGCGAAGCGGGCGTCGATTTGCTGCTGCGTGACAGGATGCAGTGCCCGTCTCCTTGCTGCGCGCTTCCACGCAGAACGGCGGCGGCTGGCTTGACGTTCTTTATCAAGGTTGACTTTGCGCCACTGGCGGCAGTATTCACGATGCTTTTCTGGGTTTACCTCTCAATACCGGCGGCAACATTCACGCATCCTGTCGCGATTGGCTTCGTAGTAACGACGGCATCTTTCGCGGTTTTCAGTGGGGTTTTCCAGCCGTTTTTGACGCTTATATTGCCGACACTTCTCGGCGTTTCTAGCGTAGTATAACCGATCTTGCTTGCGCCGATATTCAATGTTTAATCGATAGTAGCGACGGGCGAATTGGCGACAAGCGTCCGCATTTTGCGCATAATAGGCACGTTGAGCAACACGCTTTTTCTCGGCAACCGTCGGCAACAGGTGGGTCCTGACTCGGGTGTGAGTCCATCCGACTATCCTGCCGATCTCCCGAATGCCAACGCCACACGCGGCGGCCACTTCTGCCGTGATTTGGTCTTGAACAGTGAACGGCTTGGCCTTTTGCCGCCCAGTCTGCGATACTGATGCCATCGGCCTGTGTCCTCAGGTTGGTCAAGCCTCGGGCTGGTGACACAGCGCCGGGGCACACCTATTCTACATCATCTGCGGCGTCTTCGTCTTCGTCGTCATCCTCTTCCGGCTCAGGCGGCTCCACCACGGGCTCAGGCGGTTGCTCGACGGTGGGCATCAGGCCCAGTGATTCTTTCAGCTCGTTCTCCATGGCGATTTGCGCCATCACCTGCTCAAACTGCTCGCCGCTGTATTCAGTTATCAGCTCGCTGTGAGATTTCAGTAGCATCGCCTTGGCTTTTTCCATGGCGGAAACATCCTTAACTGGGTCCACCCAGTCCCATGATCTAGCCTGCCAGCGTGGAGCGTTATACCTTTCTGGGCGAGTCCAATAATCGGAGAATGCAGGCGACGGCAATTCACCCGCCAGCATCGCAGCGCGTAGCCACTCTTCAAATACGCGCTGGTGGAACACCTCAATGATCGCGCTCTGCACCACCCGCCAGTGGTCGCGATCCTCCAGCACGCTGGTGCGCATGCTGCTGTAGTTGGTGTCCGAAAAATCCTTGCTGATCGTGGCGTAGCTGCATCCGAACCCAGCCGCAAACCGCCGGGTGAGATTCTTGACCACAGCTTGGTATTGGCCATCATCCGGCCCGAAGTTCGGCGGCACCGGTTCCTGGCCAGGGTCGAGGATGTTCCAGCTACCGGGCTCAGTGTTGAACAGTTGCTGGCCGTTTTTGACCTCATCACCCTGCAGCTCACCGTCTGGGGTGCGGATCCATCCCAGCGATGCTGCCTGGACGCGCTTCCTGGTCAGATGCGCCTTTTCGTATTCCGACAGGCCATGCACCGTCGTGATCACCGACGCCAACCACGGCACGCCCCGGTTCTGCCCGATCCGCTCCGGCAGGAACACATGGATCATGTCCGCCGCCGGCACTAGGACGTGCTTCCGCTCCACGCCGCGGCGGTTCAGGCCGAGCTCCACATCGCCAGGGTGGCGGGTCAAAATTGCATACCGGGTCGGGCGGCCCCACTGGTTGATCTCGACACCCAGCCGCCATTCGTGGCCAGCGCGGTCGCTCACGCCTGATTTGTCCTCATCTAGCTGGTGCGCCTCGATCAGCTCCAGCGCCAGCGGGGTGCGGCCCTGCCCCATCGGCTGCCGCACGATCCTGATCAGGCATTCGCCCGACTCCGGCAGGCTGCCGGCCACCATCATCTCGAAGCCGTGGAACGACAGCCGGCCCGCCACGTCGCAAGTGTCTGGCCGGCACCAGCGGCGCCATGCTTCCTCCAGCAGCCGGTTGCGGCGCACGTCCTT